GCAACGCGCAACTACCATCATTCATGAAAGCTTAGGGAAAATAAAATGATAGCAAAACAAGAGTTACACACAGAAAATTATTCAATTTACAATTCTGATTGCATGGAAATATTGCCAAGCCTGCCCTATGAAAGTATTGATTTGAGCGTATATTCTCCGCCATTTGCCGGATTGTATAATTACAGTTCTAGTGAGCGTGATTTTAGCAATTGCGAAAGTAAAGAACAGTTCTTAGAACAATATGATTTTTTAGTGGCACAGATCGCTAGATTAACCAAATCAGGACGCATTACTGCCGTGCATTGTACCGATGTATTTGATAATACATGCCGCTTATGGGATTTCCCGCACGAAATTATCAAAATCCACGAAAAACACGGCTTTGAATATCGCAACCGTGTCACTATTTGGAAAGAGCCGCTAAAAGTTCGAATGCGTACTATGGTGCAATCATTAATGCATAAGTTTATTGTTGAGGACAGCACGAAATGCTTTACCGCCATGCCAGACTATATGCTGATATTTACCAAGAAAGGCGAGAATTTGGTGCCAGTAACGCATGATCATGGTTTACTTCGATACTCAGGAGAAACTCCGGTATTACCAAACATTCTGCAAGCTTACAACAATGCTAACGAATCAGACTTCACGGCAGAATCTTTATGGGATCATTTGAATGAAAAATTCATCGACCATCAAGACCCAAAATCGAACAAACTATCGCATTATATCTGGCAGCGTTATGCGTCTAGCGTATGGGATGATATTCGTATCGACAATGTGTTACCGTTCCGCGATAGCAAGGAAGAGGACGACGAAAAGCACGTTCACCCATTACAGCTAGATGTGATTGATCGAATTATTGACTTGTATAGCAATCCTGGCGAGGTGGTATTAACTCCTTTTATGGGGGTTGGTAGCGAAGTATTTAGCCCAGTATCAATGGGTAGAAAAGCCATCGGTATTGAGTTAAAAGACAGTTATTACAAGCAAGCCATTCTAAATATGCAAGAAGCTGGAAAACGCTTTAGCCAATTAGTGCAAAAGACAGGGGAGCTATTTTAATGACTACTAAACCAGAACCAATACGTGACTACACTTTTTGCGCTGGACAAGACAAAGATGGCGGCATGGTATGCGCTTATCGCTCAGGCTGTAAACGCTTTACCTTGAAGCTGGATAATCTACGCCATGCGGAGTTCTGGAAAGCTGAGGATGACTGTGCAAACTACCAGTCAAAGCAATCATGAAAATACAACCACAAACCGTTTTATTAATAGCTGATCTACAAAAACAACATGCCATTGTTAAATTGCAGAATACTCCTGTAGGCATGGGGATGGAAATGGTAATAAGAAAGACAACGAAAGGTAGAACACTAGACCAGCAAGCATTATTATTTGCCGGCCCAATGAAAGACATATCGCAGCAAGCATGGGTGGAGAAAAGACAGTTCAGCGTAGAAATCTGGCATAACCACTGCAAGCGTGAATATTTGCCAGAGGATGACGACCCGTATATCTTTGAATTGGTAAAAGACTGCGAAAAATATCACAAATGGGCAATCAATCCAAAAGGTGAGCGAGAATTAGTAGGAAGTACCACTGAGTTAAGCAAATATGGTTATTCATTATACCTTGAGCAAATCCATGCACTTGGCGCATCTATGGGCGTAATGTTTACAGCGAAAGAATGATTAAAATATATTTAATATTTATTGAAATAATGCTTTACATTATCAACCGTTAGCATTACATTATTACTTATGCAATTAACCAACACGGAGATATAAAAATGAAAGTATTACCAGAAAAAGTAGAAGTTATTGAAGTGGAAAACGAAGGTTTGATTAGCCTCTTGAACAAGAATGTAACCTTTTTTTGCGCAGTATATATTTATACTGGCAAGTTAGTAGGCGTAAATACTAGTTATGTAAAGCTAGAAAGCCCGAAAATTGTCTATGAAACTGGAGATTTTACATCTAGAGAATGGAAAGACGCGCAAGCATTGCCGAATGAATTATATTTGCAATTATCAATGATAGAATCCTTTGGAATTGTAAAGTAGTACATCATGGTTAATACAAGGAAACTACAGTATAGGTCAGGGTCACGGTCAGGGTCACGGTCATGGTCACGGTCACGGTCAGGGTCACGGTCACGGTCAGGGTCAGGGTCATGGTCAGTGTAGAAAACAGAGGTGGCGCACGTAAAGGCGCAGGCGCACCTAAAAAGCCATTTAAAGTGAAAGCAAGGTCAGTGTGCATGACTGATGCTGATTACGAGCTGTACAGGCTTAAAGGTGGAATCAAGTGGTTTAAGCGTGTGTTGCATAGTAACGTTTGAATTAAGGCGCAACGAAGTTGTCGCGCTTGAATGAGGGGTTAGCCCACGAAAGGTGAAAAATGATTAACTGGTTAAAGAAAACACTATTTAAGAAGAAACCTAAACGGATTGAACTTAAATTACTGTCTTGGAGTGATGCTGATAATTTAATTAGAAGAACAAATGGCGCATGGACCATTGCGAAAGAAGAAGATAAAAATAAAGTTATAGGCATGGTATGGCTTGAAAGGCTACAAAATGACTAGCGAGGAAAGAAGAATTTTAAAAATAGCAACCGTGCGCGAAATAAGATTTTCTGGTACTGACCAAGATGGTGACTCGGTTTATGTTGACTTAGATAGAAGAACAGCACAGCAGGTTTTGGAGTTTATTAAAAATGGAATATTAGATCAAACTGGAAGTAAGCCTCTGATGCTTGGGGGCTAACGCAGAAATAACCGGCCGCGCCAGCGGTCCGGGTTGATTGACGGGTTAGCCGTGGCGCCCGATGAAGCCACGGTTTTTGGAGAACAGAAGATGCGCACTTTGGACGAACACAAAATCAACCCCGGCAACGACACGCTGATGATCACCGTGCTGGACGAACCCGGCCCCGGAGGCGCGAACCACGCCTACGACATTGAAGGCGGCGAAGCAGTGCCGACGCACCTGCGCTTTCAAAACGGCCCGATCAACGCAGACGGCAACGGCGTGAACGGTATCACCCATGAGGCGCTGCTTGCGGTGCTGTGTGACCGCTTGCGCGGCTTCCAGAAAGGGCCGTATGCCTGCAAGGCGAACGCCTGCGCTTTGACGCACTTGGAAGAGGCGCAGCACTGGCTGCAACAGCGCACCATCGAGCGCATGCGCCGGGGCGTCGAAGGCACGTACACGGTTTGATTCGGGCGCCGTCATCGGTTCAGGCTGGTGACGGCTAACTAATAGTAGGACTAACGACATAAATTTATAACATTAAATTAACTATATAAAACAACCAAATGGCAACTTTTAAACCTGACTTAAAAATTACGATAGTTATAGATAATAAATCGTTTTCTATTAGTGGTTTAAAATTGCCAAATGGTAAATATTTAATTAAGCGTGGTAGGTCTAAATCAGTAAAAATGCCAGTAGCCACACTGACGCAGATATTCGACTTATCGCGCAAGTGGGCAGTTAAAAACATACAACAATAAGGGGGTGGGAAATGGATGAAATTATTGATGAGCGTTGTTTAGTCATGCATGCGAATTACAAGCGACTGCTAGAAACATGCAAAGAACCTAAAACATTAGTGTGGTTAAAGCGCAGTGAAAAAGTATTAAGTGAAGATACGGTACGCCGCTATTGTGAGTTTTTAGTCTCTAAAGGCTACATGGCTAAAACTAGATTAGGTACTGGCTATCAAAAAATTCAATACCAAGCGCTTAAGCCTGAGTATCCGTTGGAGCTGATTGTTAAGTACAGCTTCAAGGCTAAGTTATTTCAAGAGCAAGAGCCAACACTGCCAGGCGCAAAGATGGTTACTTTTACCAGTAAAGCAATGGAAAATAAGCTAAAAGACAGCCAAAAGATTTACAATAAAGACAAAGTTCGTGCTAGAGAAAAAGTGTCTGTCAGTGGATCTAGTTTACTGGCATTCGTATGAGCAAATTACGTGAGGCCGCAAGAGGCCAGAACTGCACCGTGCGCTTAATTGGTTGTAATCATAATCCAGAGACTACAATTCTTGCTCACTTGTCCGGCATACGCTTTAAACATGGCACAGGCCACAAGGTTAACGATATGCACGGCGCATGGTGTTGTAGCAATTGCCATGACCAGTTAGACGGTAGAGTTAAATCAACCTACAACAAAGACCAATTGAAACTGGCGCATCTTGAGGGTGTGATTGAGACGCAGATTAAGTTAATTGAGAAAGGCTTACTTTGAGCAAATTCAAATATAATAACGTTAAGGTAATGCTCGACGGATTCAAGTTTGATTCCAAGAAAGAAGCTAAGCGCTATATGGAGTTAAAGTTGCTTGAGCGTGGCAATATTATCAGCAACCTGCAATTGCAAGTGCCATTCGAGTTGATACCAAGTCAGAAAGGTGGGATGCGTAAAGAGTTGCCTATGCGATACTTGGCTGACTTTGTTTATACTGAGAATGGCAAGCAAGTGATAGAAGACAGTAAAGGCGTAAAGACTGCTGATTATATTATTAAGCGTAAGATGATGAAGCTTAACGGCAATGAGATACGAGAGGTTTAATATGAAATTATGCACATATACAACTTAGTATAATAGGGGTATTATTACATAAACCACAGAGGTCAACTGCTTGATAAATGGCGATAAAAACAATTAAATGGCATGATGCAGAAGTGTTAACAGTTAACGGCATCAAATGTTGTTATACAGTTGTCGCCAGAAAAGGTTATTTAGTGCATTTACCAGGTGGTCAAAAGAAATATGCGCATGACATGCTATTTGAAGGTCACAAAGTAATACTACCGGACGTATTAAGGCGAGGTTGATATGAGAAAAAATACCAAGAGTGGTGAACTGCATCCAAAGAGTAAGTTAACCGAAGATTACGTGACTATGATTCGCCACCTTTACGAGCTATTCCAATGGGGCTATAAACGCCTATCCAAACAATTCAAAGTATCTGTTAGAACAATCCGTGATGTAGTACATTACAAGACGTGGTGCAACTAGGAGTCGTTATGGAAAACGAAAATCAAGATGTAGGTAAAATCGAAAAAGAACTCATTGATAGTATTTTAAATGAGTGCAATGGCACTATAAGCACTTTCTTTGGCTTCCCTGTCGAAGAATTAAACAGAAGAGAGTTGTTAGCAGCGATAGCGTTTCTCAATAAAGAGCTAAGAAGTTGCATGGGGATATTAACTGATGGCATTAACGCTTAAACAAGAAAATTTTTGTTTAGCCTACATTGAAACAGGTAATGCTAGTGAGGCTTACCGAAGGGCTTATGATGCTGATAAAACAAGTGCCCCTGTCATTAATGTGAATGCAAAGAAGCTGCTTGATAGCAATAAGATTGCACTAAGGATAGCTGAGCTACGCAAACCAGTGATAGAACAGGTACAAATTACGCTTAAAAGTCACTTGGAAAAGTTGGCAGAACTACGTGATAAAGCTGAGGCAGACGAGAAGTGGCAGCCAGCTATTCAAGCGGAAGTTGCACGCGGTAAAGCTAGCGGCTTATATGTAGACAAGATTGAAGTCACTGTCACAGAAGGCTTGGCTGATCGCTTAAGTCGCGCTAAGGGTAAGCTTGGATAGCAAGCAAATAGAATCAGAACTTATCCGCATGGCAGCACTATGCGAATACGACCCGTTACAGTGGGCTAAGTTTGCATGGGATTGGGGTCACGATGAACTCAAAGACGTGGATAACCCGCGCGAGTGGCAACAAGACATACTCACTGAAATAAAAACCCATCTAGCAAATCCAGAGACAAGGTATCAACCAATTCAAATAGCTGTCGCATCAGGACACGGTATAGGTAAAAGCGCGTGTATGGGCATGGTATCCAACTGGGCTATGTCTTGCTTTGATGATGCCAAGATTGTCACTACCGCTAACACTGATACGCAACTTAAAACAAAGACTGTGCCAGAGATCAGCAAATGGTTTCGCACCTCAATAACATCACACTGGTTTGACGTACAGGCCACATCAATTCGTAGTAAAGACCAAAAGCACCGTGATTCATGGCGGCAAGACTTTATCCCGTGGTCAGAACACAACACTGAGGCTTTCGCAGGGCTACACAATAAAGATAAGATTATTGTCTTACTGTTCGATGAAGCATCTAAAATCCATGACAAGGTGTGGGAAGTAGCCGAAGGTGCGCTCACGGATGAAAATACCATCATTATCTGGATAGTGTTCGGCAATCCAACTATGAATAGCGGTAGGTTCCGCGAATGCTTCAGACGCTTTCGCCACCGTTGGATCAGTAAACAGATTGATAGTCGCACCGTGCCAGGCACCAATAAAACCAAAATAGAACAGTGGCGGCAAGACCATGGCGAAGATAGCGACTTCTTCAAGATTCGTGTCCGTGGACAATTCCCGTCACAGTCTGCCATGCAGTTTATTGGTGGTGATGATGTAGATTTAGCGCGCACTAGAGAGTTACGCAAAGACCAATATGACTTTGCGCCAATTATATTAAGCTGCGACCCTGCTTGGTCTGGTGATGATGAATTGGTGATTGCGCTACGCCAAGGATTGTACTTTAAAGTGTTAAAAGTCATGCCCAAGAACGACAACGATATGCACGTAGCCAACATATTAGCCAGATTAGAGGATGAGCATAGAGCGGATGCTGTATTTGTTGATGGTGGTTATGGCACAGGCATTGTATCTGGCGGCAGAACGTTGGGGCGTGATTGGCAGTTAGTGTGGTTTAGTGGCAAGTCACCGGATGCCGGCTGTCTGAATATGCGGGCTTATATGTGGAAAGAAGCCCGCGATTGGATTAAATCCGGCGGCGCGCTAGACCCAAAGGATGACGATATTTATCAGGACTTGATTGGTCCAGAGACAGTAGCGCGTATGGATGGCAAAATCCAATTGGAAAGTAAAGAGGATATGAAGTCACGCGGCTTACCCTCACCTAACCGTGGCGACTGCTTAGCCTTAACCTTTGCAATGCCAGTCACCAAGAAGCCACGTAGCGCACTAGAGGCCACGTATCAGAACGGCAAGCATAATACATCAACACGCGATTACGACCCATTAGCCAATATTTAGGGTGCGTTTAATCTAGCACAGGAACTTTACAATCGGTTATCAATTGTAAAGGAATGCATCATGTGCGGATTCGGAAGTACACCTAAGCCACCACCATTACCAGCCCCACCACCATTACCACAAGCTTCAAAGTCACCGGATCAAGAAACATTCAAACGTAAGAATGTTAGTCAGTCGCGTTCTGGTTCATCTGCTGGAAACTCTAGCACTGTGCTAACTGGCAATGGCGGCGACATTGTGCCAGAAGGTCAATTAGGCAAGACGGTATTGTTAGGCGGCTAGTATGGCTTATGCCTTTGACGATAAGTACAATTTGCAGATACCCGGCTTTGCAGGAGCGAGGCTAGGTAGTCCACAGAGCCGCGCATCTAAATCAAGCAATAAAATGTATCCAAGCATGGAGCCTAAACAAGAATTTTCTTTGCCTGATAATTTAGCCAAGAATGTCACCATGTTCAAATATCATCCAGACGGCAAACTGTCCGGTTTCGTGCCGGATGCCGCAGGTGGCTTTATGGCGAAAGACCCAAACTTAGTACGGACCATGGCTACTGCGGCAGAAACCAATCTTACGCCGAAAGGGCAGTGGGTTGGCGTGGAAGGAGTGGCATTAGATAAGTCTACTTTAACCGGACAAGCGATAGGTGACGTGTATTTTGAAGATGATGGTGCGCCATTGGCAGTATTTAAGAGTGGTGACCAGATTAACGGCTATATGCGCTTAGCCACTCAAGCGGCTAAACAAGCCGATTCTATAGCATTGGGCAATAACTCCGGCACGGTAGACAGCATCCGCCAAAACGCACAACGAAGGACATTATACTAATGGCAGATACAGACCGCGACCGCTATCTGAAGCGTAAGCAAGCGTTATGGAATGAGCGCAGTTCTTACATGACACATTGGCGTGAGATTAGCGATGTGATTATGCCGCGTACAGGCCGCTTCTTTGAAACTGACCGTAATAACGGCAAGAAGAAACATAACAACATTATCAACTCCAAAGCGACCCGCGCGGTTAATGTGCTTTCATCCGGAATGATGGCTGGCATGACCTCCCCAGCTAGACCGTGGTTCCGCTTGGCTATTCCAGATACCGACTTGATGGAGTTTGACCCAGTACGCTTATGGCTGGATAAAGTCGCTCGTATTATGCGTGAGGTGTTCGCTAAATCCAATACTTACAATGCATTGCATCAAATGTATATGGAGTTGGGTTTGTATGGCACAGCGTTTTCATTCATTGAGCCTAATTTTAACGATGTATTACGTCATTTACCGTTAACAGTGGGCGAATATGCCTTAGCCATTGACGCTAATCAGCAAGTAAAAACCATGTACCGTGAAGTGCCGATGACTGTGGGGCAAGTGGTGCAGAAGTTTGGCAAGGATAAGTGCAGCAAGAACGTACTTAATAAGTTTGAAACTGGCAATCTGGATGCATGGATTACGGTCATTCACGTCATTGAGCCACGTTATGACCGCGACCAGACTAAACATGATGCGATTAACAAGCCGTTCAAGTCCTGTTACTTTGAAGCGGCCAGTGATGAAAACAAGATGCTCAGCGAATCCGGTTATGACCACTTCCCCGGTATTGCACCGCGCTGGGCAGTATTGCAAGGTGATGTGTACGGAAGTTCGCCAGGCATGGAAGCATTAGGTGATGTGAAGTCTTTACAGCATAAAGAGCTACGCAAGGCACAAGCCATTGACTACATGACCAAGCCACCATTACAGATGCCGATGGCGCTTAAGAATCAGGAAGTGAATAGCTTACCTGGTGGAGTGGCGTATGTCGATACCAGCACGCAACAAGGCGGCATCCGTAGTCAGTTTGATGTAAACCTTAACCTATCCTACCTAATGCAAGACATTGACATGAGTGAGCGGCGCATAGATCAAGCATTTTATGCTGACCTGTTCATGATGCTGGCTAATGATACAAGGTCAGGCATTACCGCCACAGAAGTCGCAGAGCGGCATGAAGAAAAACTGTTAATGGTTGGCCCAGTACTAGAGCGTTTGCATAATGAAATGCTCAATCCAATGATTGATACCACATTCAGCATGATGGTTAAGTCAGGCATCTTGCCGCCAGCACCTAAAGAGTTACAAGGCCATGATCTGCAAGTTGACTTTGTTTCTACTCTAGCACAAGCACAGCAATTGGTAGGCTTGAGTTCTATGGATAGATTCGCCATGACACTAGGTTCACTGGCGCAAATGAAGCCAGAGGTGATGGATAAGCTCGATGCCGACCAGTTCGCAGATGTATATGCACAACGCCTAGGCTTAGACCCAAGTTTAATAGTAGGTGATGACAAGGTAGTTTTAATTCGTCAGAACCGCGCGCAACAACAGCAGCAACAACAACAAATGGCCATGATGCAACCCATGGCAGACGCCGCGGCGAAAGTTGGTGGCGTGCAAACACAAGGCGGTGAAAGTAATATGCTGGCCGATGTGATGCAGGGCTTGCAGGGTTATACAACTTAAAAAGGAAATAGATATGTCAACTTATAGTAAATCATTTACCGCCATTGGTGCGGGCGGCAATTTTTCAGTGGCGGCGGGGAGTTCATTCAGCTACGCAATTAGTGGCACGTTTGACCAAACATGGGCTATTCAATTGCTTGGTAATGGTGGATGGCAGAACGTAGTCACGGACACAGCCGAAGCTTCCGGTACGATTACCGCAGACAAGGATAGTCGTTACCGAATTGCTTCGCTAATTGAAGGTGAAACGGCTGGCACGATGGTAACAGTGATTAAAGACCTTGTAGCTACCGATGTGCAACGTTTAGTAATTCCGGCGGCCATTGGCAAAGTGGGGGCTACGGCTGGATGGGTGCCAGCAGCAGCGAGTAATTTAAGTTTGGCGACATTACCGGCGGCGGTGACAGCAGGTACGCTGGTCGTGCCAGTGCCAGGCTTGCAAGTGGGTGATGTGATTACAGGCTTATACATTGCCGGACAAATAGAATCGGCTGGCGCTGAAGCCACGCTCGATGTAGAACTGCGCAAAGTCACCGCCGGTGCTGCCGATGTGGTAGACGCCTCAGTCGCTTCTATTGCACAAATAGTGGCAGTAGCCGATACCTTAATCAATTCCAGCACTACCCGCATCTTTGATTTGAACGACACAGTAGGTGCCGATGAAACATTCTATTTCTTAGTTACAGGAACAACAGCCGCCTTAACCGATATTGCACTGCAAAGTTTAACCTTAGAAATTAAAGGGAGTATGTAATGGCCTTAGTTAGCAATCTTACCGCAACAGGCGATATTAGCACTGTGCATTCACGTTTAATCGGCTTCTACGTCAATAGCACGACTGGCGGCACTATCGTATTTAGAGCTGGTGGCGGGTCTGGCACGGTATTGAATGGTGCGATTACTCCGGCTATTGGTTATCACGCTTTCCCTGCTGATGGTGTAGGTGGCTTACATGCCACAATTGCCAATACGCTAAACGTTACTCTGTTCTAC